GTTTTAATGTTTTTTCTACTTGTTTAGCCCCTACTACTTTTTCATAAGCATTATTTGGTGGGAATATTTTTTGTTCTTTACCTGGGTTAAAGCGGAACATTTGCAGTTTGTTTTTTCCATTTGGAGCGATGTGTGTAGTTGCTTTTTCTCCTAATTCCTGTGCTTTTTTGCTATCGGATAAGTTTTTTTCTCTTGCGAGGACTTCTACGGCAATACACCGGCAACGCCAGCCATTGGGTGAATAATACTCTGTCCAGAAGTCATCATCTTTGGGCAGACAGATTCCATTTAATGCTTGATGCTGTGCTCTGACCTTTTCATCCCCTGCGGTGCGGTATTCCAGCCAATATCTGCTGGTGTCTTCTTGGAGGTTTGCCCAGTTGGCAGCGGATTGTGCGGAATGCACGGCAAACTGATATTCTGCCTCCAAGTAATGCTGATTATATCTTTCATTGAGTTTTAAAACCTTTTCTTGAAATTTAGAAAAAGGCACGATGTGTCCGTTATCATCTTTGAGGTAGCTTCGTGCTTCGGTGAGCTGAGCGTGGGTTTTTAGCCCCGAGAAGATAAAAGCATCTTTTTCAAGGTAGGCTTTCATCTCGGAGGGAGTTTCGTGAGGGATAGCCGATGAAAATACTTGTGCTGTTTCTTCTACTACCTTTTTAAATTCGGGCACTTTTAATAAATCTTCGGGTTTGTAGCCTTTTCTTTCGAAGAGGGTTTTAAAGGCTATTTCAAAGGTTTTTAAAAGTTTTTTAAAATCGTTATTTTCTTCTTTTTTAGTTAGCTTTAATCTTTCCTTTTGGCAACTTTCACAATTGCATTGGGAGTATTGGTATTCCAAACTTTGGTGTAATGCCTCAAAATAAGTCCTCGCCCCAGTCCTCAGAGAGGTGGCATTGTGCTGTGGGAGGGTTAATCGAAAAAATAGTCTGCGGAGAGGTTTTGCTGTGGGTGGTTTTTTCTATCTTGCACCTCGATGCCGAATTTTTCTTTTATCCATTCGTTAGGCACTTCTTTGTAGGGTAGTATTTCTTTGGTTCGTGTCCATAGTTCGCTTAGGTCTTCTACTTTATCATATTCAAAGAGTAGGTTATCCATTGGGAGGATACCGATTTTGAATAATGCAGGGAGGACTTTGCTATTCATATACTGCTCTACAAGGGTTTGGTCGGCATCTATGAGGTTTTGCAAGATGTCTTGTGAGGATTGTTCCTTGCTACGGCTTCCGTATTGGGTATCTTGCCCTATGATAGCCCCAGAGATGAGTAGAGAGATATTATCTCGGCATAGTTTTATCAGTCCATTATACACTTCGCCTGTGGCGGGTGTTCCTGTGGTTGCCCATTCGAGTTTTTCTGTTTCGTCGATAATAAACCAAGCGGCAGCCCCCATATCAGTCATCATTTTTTCGGCACGGCGTAGGGCACCAGAATCTCGGGTGTTTGTTTTCATCACTCGCGGGGGGATGCCGTATATTTCACAGAGTTCGGACCAGCAAGATTGTGCAAATCTTGAGAATAAGATATGAGGAGTGGCTTTATTGATAAGTCCTAAATCTCCTGTGGTACCGAAGTCTATGAGCCACGAGCCGTATTCGGGGGCGTTGAGATAGTCAATACCTTTATCATCTTGATAATCATTGAGGATAATTCCTTTTTTGGGAAGTACATTTTGGCGAGGTATGAGGTCTATTTTCACCTTTTTGGGGTCTGTTTCAGTGCGATTAAACTCTATTAATGTATAACCGAAGAAGATGCTATCTAATATGTGGCTAATGATTTCATTGAACCATACGGATTTTTGCAGTAGGTCGGTGAACTGGGTATTTGTTTCTCCGGCGTGGTTTTTAATGATAAAATTGGAGGAAATTGTTTTTAGTTTTCTGTTTTGTATTTGCGAGGTGGTATGGGCATCGAGCATCATATCCTCCAAGAGGTTGTAATAAGGGAAGGTTTTGGGGCTTTCGATATTACTTGCCATAGCGATAGCATTTTTCCAAGTGAGGACATCGGCTTTGGCGCGTGCCATAGCCTTTGGTATGATATTTCTGGTGGGCTGAAGGGTGTTATTGGTTTTATTTTTTTGTTTCATAATTTAATTTTTTTACTATCTTAACTTCAAGGAAGTTTATTCGTGGTTAAATTTATTTCGTGAGCCAAATGAGAATGGTTTGTTGTGGATATTTTCTTTTTGTGGGCTCTCTTGGTTGGTATCTTGTAGGGTGGGAATATTCCCAAGTGATACCTCTCCTTTGTTTATTTTTTGTAGATATTCTATGGCTCTGTCGTATCGTTCTTTGGCGTGTTGGTAGATAATGTCGGCATTGCACAAATCGACGATATACCATTTGGCAACAGAAAGGCAGAGGCTCACCAGTAGGGCGTTTCTGTCGTTTCCTTTTGCCGAGAATGTTTTATCTACATCATAAATTTTTCTGCCGTCTAAAAATTCTTTTTTTTGATTGATATAGAAATAAGATTTCACTTCTTGTTCGGCAGTGTCTAAGGCTTGAAGCACGATGCTTTCGTCCCCCTGCGTGATTTGTTCTACTTGATAATTGTAGATATTATTTTTAAGGTCTTCTATTTGTAGGTACATAGTTAGTATCTGTTATTTACTCTTTTTCCGAATGCGTATTGGTTGGTATTTCTTCGTGTTCTTTCCGAGAGCCATTTGAAAGCTCCGTGTACGGCATCAGGGCCATCATCGTGTGCGTGGCTACCTTTTTCAAAGGCAAGAAACTGGTCTATAAGGGTTTGCATATCCGCATTTTTCTGTTCGGTATTAAAAAATACATTATGGCGTTCAAAATATCCTGCAAGGCTTTCTATTCTATCGTATTTATCTGTTTTAGAGCGTTTATCAGCCACTACAGGGATATAATACCCTCTTTTTTCTCCTTCTACATCAAAATCGGAGGTAAATTCATCCATCGCAAAAAGTCCCTCAATCATATAGCGGATATTGAATTTATCGAGTTCAAATTTCTCATATTGGTCATAGAGCCACTGAGCACAATGGGCTCGGCTTTTTTGCTGCATATAAGCCAAGAGTATATGATATTCTTTACCTTTTAGTCCAACCAAGATAAGTGCTTTGTAATCGGCATTTTCCTTATAGGAAAGGTCTCCATAGAAACACAAATTATCATATTCTTTCAGGGGAAAGGCTTTTTTATACAGAATATCTTCGTATTTAAAAATGGCTCCATCCTCGATATGGGTATGCATATATTCCCGCATAAAGGAGCGGTAAGGCATTTTCTGAAATTTGTTTTTCCAATATTCAGCACTTGATTTTTCAGGCCATTCAGGGGTAAAATCTTTCAAATTTTTCACCGCTGAGACACTGAGGATTTGAAATTCCACATCAGAGGGATGGAACTCCAAAGTCTCGCCCTCATCATCGTCTATTTTCTCTTGGTCTATTACTGATTTGAAATAAAGTTTTAATCGGTTGGTGATAGAGTTTTTATGAAAATTATTATTGGCATAGATAAATCGCTCGGTAGCGGTTTCATCAGCATCAAAACAGCCCCAAATATCCTCTGTGATAAAATCCACACTTTCTCGCATAATACGGTCATTATTGACGGATTTTTTACTATCCACATCATCTACTACGATATAATCGGGTCGGCTGGCTTCTTCCCTTGCTCCACGAGGGTTTTGTCCAAAACCCAGCGACATAAAGCGAACGCCGTCGGTGGTAGCAAAGTCTCCATCTGCCCAGTTTCCTGCGGAGAATTTATCTCCGTAGTCGTTTTTGATTCGGTTATTAAACTGCAATTGAGCCTGAATGGAAGAAAGCAGTTTTTTGGCTTTGGGGTCAGTCTCTCCCACAAGGAGCATGAACTTCAAATCATTTTTTGCCAAATAAAGATACAGCGGTATTCCCATATCTATATGCACGGATTTCCCTGCGGAACGATACATCTCGGCAAGGAGTCTCAGTCGTTTATTTTTAATAATCAGCGAAGCCAATTTGGCGTGAAACCAAGCGGATTTTTTCTTGGCATAATTGGGAAAATAATATTCAAACCAACGGATATAATCTGCTTCTAAATGTTTTATTCTGTCTGTTTTCTCCTTCGCCTTTTCGTGTATATTGATGCTGGTGGCTTTGGCAATACGCAGGCAGTGTTTGTCGTAATCTTGTAGGAGTTTTTGATACTTGTTATTATTGCTCATTAGGAATTACTGATAATTTGTTGTAGGAATTGCTTATGGTATTTGGTGCATTCGGTGGCAAATTCTGGGTTGATACCTGAAATGAAAATATCCAAGTCTTTTAAAATTTTATGCACTGTGACGGGGTCTGCGGAGGTATCTACCTTATCTATTGCGGACATAATTTTGGCAATGGTATCAGCGGAGAAAGATGGTTTTTCGCCATTGACGACCCGCAGGGCTTCCTGTTGTAGTTTTTGTTTAATGAAAGTTGGCGAGGCATTGAAGTCCCAGCGTTTTTCTTCCCAATTATATTTTGTTACCCAAGTTCCTAATGTTTTTTCGGTTATTTTAAAGAGTTCTGCCACCTCCTTATTGGTGGCTTCTACATTTTCTATATAGTAGGCTTCGGCTTTTAGTCTTACATCATTTTTTGCCATTATCGTTATGATTTTTAGGCACAAAATTGAGCGTTCTCCCTTGCTAAAAAAAAGAAAAGTCCAAGCGTTGGACAGGGTTGTTTTTCCTTCGTACAATATTGTTGATACATCTGACAACTTCTTTTTTTTATTCCCCAAACACCCCAATTTTGCCACAGAAAATCAAATAAAAATGCCAAGATTTATACTTAATGATGAAAATGTAACCAACTCCTATGGTTTTAAGATAAAAACCGAAGGAATAAACCTTAAAAGGTTTAAGGCCAATCCTGTAATGCTAGATGAACATAATCCTTCTAATCTTTCTGTTATTGGAAAATGGACAGAGATAAAGGCGGAAAATGGAAAACTCTCAGCTGAGACAGAGTTTGATCTTGATGATGAAAATGCTAAAGTCATAGCAGGAAAGGTAGAGAGAGATATTATTAAAGGAGCCAGTATGGGGATTTCTTTTAATAAAGAAGATTTTACTTATGAAAATGGAGAGCTTATCCTCAAAAGATGTGAGCTTTTAGAAGCGAGTATCGTAGCGATTCCAAGTAATGCAGAAGCATTAAGACTCATGATGAATGGAGAAGAAATTACCCCTACGGAGATGAAAAATCTTTGTCTTTCCATAACTCAAAATAATAAAAATACTCAAATAGAAAATTCAAATACTATGAAAATTAGATTATCACAATTAGCCTTTTTAGCATTAGGCTTTGAAGCACAGACACAGGAGGCTTCACAGGAACAAATTGACACTGCGGTGTTACAATTACAACAAGAAAGAGATGCGCTTAAATCACAACTCGCCTTATCGGAAGAGAAAGTAAATGCCTATGTAGCAAAAGAACAAGAGCAAAGGAAAGCCCTCTCTATGGAACTTGTGGAAACGGCTATCGCTCAGGGGAAAATCACCGCAGAGAAAAAAGAAAGTTTCTTACTCTTGGCAAATGAAAATTTTGACCTTGCTAAGAGTACCTTGGAGGCTATACCTGCAAAACAAAATTTCAGTGCGGGAGTGAAGACCCCACGAGGAACAAGTGGAGTTGCCACGATGGAGGATTTCCAAAAATTGAGCATTGAAGAGCAATTAGCCTTTAAAAATTCCGACCCAGAAGCTTATAAAACCCTTTTAAAAACGATTTAATCATTATTTAACCTATTAAAAAAAAGAAAAATATGCCAAAGAATTTTCCAGAAATTTGGGAAGGTCGTGTAAGACAAACCCTTGAAAACGGAGCGGTAGCCGACTTCTTAGATGGAGTCAGCGAACTTGATGGAGATGTTACCCAAATGGGAGAAGAAAACATTATCCACATCCCTACCTCAGAGTTTAACCCAGAGGTTTTAATTAACAATAAAACTTATCCTATCGCTATTGAAAATTATACCGATGATGAAGTTATTGTGAAATTGGATAAATATCAAACCAAAGCCACAAAGGTAACCGATGACCAAGTGATGGGGGCAAGCTATAATAAAATAGATGCAGTAACCAAAGCTCATACCAATGCCATCAATGCTAGAAAATATAAAAAGGCGATTCACGCTCTTGCTCCTGATGACAATACAGAAAAAACCCCAGTATTACAAATCAAAGGAACAGAATGCACCTATGAAGATTTGGTAGCACTAAAAGACAAATGTGATGAGTTAGAATGGCCAGAAGAAGGCAGAAGATTGGTGCTTTGCAATAAGCATTGGAATGCTCTCTTAAAGGATAGAAAGAATTTTGGAGACCAACTGATTAATTATAAAAAAGGCGAAGTTGTTCCTATTATCGCAGGATTTGAAATAAAGAAATATATCGCAAGTCCTCACTATGCTGGAACAAAGAAAAAAGCTTTTGGAGAAGCCCCAGCGAGTGGAGATAAACCCGCTTCTGTATGCTTCGTAGTGGATAATATCAGAAAGAAAACAGGACTTACCAAACAGTATTTCTCCGAAGCGAAATCTGATACAGTGAATCAAGCGAATCTTCTCAACTACCGACATTATTTTATTGCGGTGCCTGTGGAGAAAAAGTTCATTGCTGCATTAATATAAAAAAACTAAAACTATGAGAGACATAAAGTATATAGTCGTGCATTGCACCGCTACGCCCCAGACCGCGACAGTGTCTTCTATCCAAAATTATTGGAAAAATACCTTAAAGTGGAAAATGCCCGGCTATCACTTTATGATAAAGCCCGATGGTGAGATTATCCAACTTTTAGAGATAGAAAAAATATCAAATGGCGTGAAAGGGTTTAATTCGGTAAGTATCAATATCTCCTACATCGGAGGGTGTGAGCCACACGGGCAATCAAAACAAATGATTCCCATAGACAACCGAACCCCAGCCCAAAAGCGGTCATTGACCGATTTATTAACCAAACTAAAAAAAGAATTTCCAAAGGCAATCATTCAAGGACACCGAGATTTTCCCAATGTGAAAAAAGCCTGTCCGAGTTTCAATGCCAAAGAAGAATACAAAAACCTATGAAAACGAAGATTTTAACCGCTTTATCTATCTGTTTTGTCTTTGTTTTAATGGTTTCCTGTATCAGCAGGAAGCCCGAGAGACAAACCCTGCCAGAACCGATAGTCATTGAAAATGTCAAAACCGTAGAAAAGGAAACTATCGTGAGAGACACGATAATTTTGACCCCAAAAGACAGCATCCGAACGATAGTGAAAATAGAGTGTCCAGATGGAGGGAAACCCAAAATTAAGGATATAAAATATGGGCAAAAAGGGAGCATTCTAAAATTACCAGAGGTTTCACTCAATGGTAATCAGCTTAGCATAGATTGTAAGGCTCAAGCTGAAAAATTAGCCCTAAAACTTTACGATAAATATGTGAAAGAACACGAGAGTAAAATTCAAGTTCGATACATAGAAAAGCCCTTTGCGTGGTATCACAAAATCCTAATGTGGGTGGGAGGTGCTTTTCTACTCTCTCTTGTGATTCAGCTTATTTTATTCATTAAATCTAAATTTTAAAGTAAAAAACAATGGAACAAGTATTTATTGATAATCCACAACTGGATGTCGTTTATAAAACTGCTGATGGTAAGTATTTTCTATTAGAAAACGATGCTCAAAATTATGCATCTACATTGGAAGATAAAAAAGTATCAAAACTAATCCGACAGGATATATCACCTACAAATGAAGAGGAGAAAAAAGAACTTTCAGAAGAAATTCAAGAAAAGCAAGACATTAACCAACAAGAAGATATTATAGAAGAAAAATCTAAAAAGACTGAAAATAAAGATGAATAATGTAAAATTTATTAGACAGAATGGAGGTCTCTCTCGTGAGTTATCAGGAGATGACCATATCTCTGGACTGATTGTTTATGGTGAAACGACCGTAGATAAAAAACTAATTCTATCAATAGAAGAATTGGAACATTTAGAAGTTTCTGCTCAAAATCATCCTGTATTGCATTATCATGTTTCGGAGTTTTTTAGAATGAATGAAGGAGCAAAACTTTATATTCAATCTGTTGCGGAGAGTGATGGAAATTATACCGAAGTAAAAGTTTTGCAAAACTTCTCCGAGGGAAGCATCCGTCAAATTGCAATTTGTGATTTTAAAAGAGCTTTAAATACGCTTTCTAATTCGGTAACCAAACTTAACCAAATTGCTACGGAACTAGCACAAGAGAATATTCCTTTAAGTACACTTCTTTCAGTCAAAATTACTGCTGAAGATATGAGCAAACTTCCGGACTTACACTCACTTAATGCAGAAAGAGTAAGTGTAGTCATTGGTCAAGATGGTGCGGGGCGTGGAAACTTCTTATCATCTACTATACCTTCTATTTCTTGTATTGGAGCAGTTTTAGGAGTGATTTCTAAAAGCTCTGTACATGAGAGCATTGCGTGGGTGGAGAAGTATAACTTAGTGACTTCCATAGCGTATGACAAAACCCTTACAGGAGGAGAAGAAAAAGCTAGAGAATTAGACCGTATTGGTTTTTGTGATGGTTCTGCATTAGGGAATTACACCCCAAAACAATTAGAAGCTATTCATGAAAAGGGCTATATCTTTATGGTAAAGCATACAGGAATTGCAGGAAGTTATCTCAATGACAGTTTCACTGCTACAAGTTTAGAGGGGGACTTTGCTTATTTGGAGAATAACCGAACTATTGATAAAGCCATTCGTGGACTGAATAAGGTTTTGATAAAGAAAATTTCTGGACCTGCTTATATAGACCCTGATACTGGACTTTTAGAAGCCTCAGGAGTAGTCGCATTAGAAGCTCTTTGTGATGATGTTTTAGATGTGATGAAACGAAATGGGGAAATCAGCGGATATGCCGTGAGTATCAATCCTAATCAAAAATTGCTAAAAACTTCAAAATTAGAAATCGTGGTGAAAATCGTTCCTGTAGGAACTCTTAGAACTATTGAAGTAAAAATAGGTTTAACCCTTAAAAAAGATTAAAAAATGGTAGAATTAGAACCACTTATTAACGGAAGAGAATACGGCTGGGCAGATATTACCGCTACAATTGGAGGAGTGCCTGTAACAGGGATTACCGCCATAAAGTACGGCGAAGAGATGGAAAAAGAAAATATCTACGGTGCAGGGAGAAATCCTGTCTCTCGTGGTTATGGGAGAATAAAGGCAACGGCTTCTATTACCTTACTCTCAGGGACGGTATTTGCTTTAAAAGCCAAAGCAGAAAAAGGTCAGCTTCATCGTTTAGCTCCGTTTTCTATTACCATCAGTTATCAGCCTGATGCAGGGCCTATGGTAACTCATATACTGAAAAACTGTGAGTTTAAGAAAACAGAACTGGATTGGAAAGAAGGAGACATGAGCAAAGCCATAGAATTTGAACTAATAGTCTCTCATATCGTGGATAAAACTATATAAAAAATAATGCTTTTGTGAAGGACTTTTGGTCCTTCATAAGAGTTAAAAAATCAAAAAATATGAACGAAGATTTAATTTGTGGATTAGATGCCACACAAATAGAAGAACTCAAACAAGATAAAGGAGCCTTGGTGCTTGTCAGTGTAAATTTTGGAGAAAATGTCCATCAGGCTATTTTTAGAGAGCCGACCTTTAAGGATTTACAAGCGATGAGTAAAATCTCAAAATCTGATGAGTTAAAGGGATTAAGTGCTGCTTATGATAACTGTATCATCAAAGCTGATGAAGAAATAGAAAACAGAGATTTACTCAAAATAAAAGCCGTAAGTGCTTTAATGGAGCGTGCACAAAAAACCACTTCTGAGGCAAAAAACTTATAAGCTCACTACAAAGTGAGCAATCAGAATACGAAAAACTCAAAGCTGATGCCATCATTAGAGCAAATTTTCATCTTAATCCAGATGAACTGCAAATAAGCCAGTGGTCAAAACTCTACGCTCAAGCAATATGGCTGGAAGAATGGAGGCTCAAAAACCAAGCTGAATTATTTATAGGATTGTTTGGGGGTGATTAGAAATCCTTATAATAGAAACTATAAATCATCATTATCACCACACCCACAATCTTTATTAACTCTGATAGCAAATTGTATCATAGCAATAACAAAAAGTATCACAACAATTATCGCTAAAATAGTTAATACAATGTGAGTATAGAAAATCAACCCTAAAATAAAGACTGCCCAAAAAATAATTTTTAATTTCATATCAAAACTTTCAACGAATATACTAAAAAAATGTCAAATAATGTAACATATCAGGTAAATTTAAAGGTTGTTGGAGAGGATGTTATCGGCACAGTTACTAAAAGTATAGAGAAAATGACCGAAAGCACCCGCCAAGCGACTAAAACTTTTGGAGATTGTTATAAAGCTTTGTTATCTATTAGTCAAGTAGCTGAAGGTTTAGGTGTCTTGGAGCAAGGTTTTTCTAATCTAATGCAAACGGGGGCTTCTCTTAACGCTAATATGCTGGAGCTTTCTGCAATTACTGGTGTTACAGGAAATGGACTAAAAGCGATAGAAAAAGCAGCAAGAGAAACAGCGAAGACCTTTGGAACTTCTGCTGTGGATAATGTGGAAGCTTATAAAATGATGCTTTCCCAACTATCACCAGAGATTGCTAATAATGCAGAAGCAATGAAAATGATGGGAGAAAATGCCAATATTCTCTCTAAACAGATGGGAGGCGATACTGTGGCAGCAACGGAAGTTCTCAATACCTCCCTCAATCAATTTGGGGTAAGTATGGATGACCCTATTGCGGCGGCAAAAATCATGGCAGATATGATGAATGTAATGTCGGCAGCTGCTCAGCAGGGTTCCGCAGAACTTCCACAAATCAAACAAGCGTTGGAACAGGTCGGAATGGTAGCCAAAACCACAGGACTTTCCTTTGCGGAGACCAATGCTTATATTCAGTTATTGGACCAAGCAGGGAAAAAAGGAAGCGAGGGCGGTGTAGCTCTTAGGAATGTCCTCACCACTTTATCCGAAGGGCGATTTACCTCAAAACTTGCAGCAGAGGGCTTAAAGCAAGCGGGAATTTCGGTAGATTATTTGGCGGATAGCTCTATTCCACTTCATGAGCGATTAAAAACTCTTAGAAAAATACAAGGAGATACGGCTCTGATGACCAAAGTTTTTGGAAAAGAAAACATGGCAGCAGCCATTGCAATGATTAATACCGCTGATGAAGCCGAAGCGATGAGTAAAGCCATTGTAGGGACAAACTCTGCCGTAGAGCAAGCCGATGTGATAATGGGCGGATATAACGAAAAAATAAATAGAGCAAAAGCGTGGATAGATGATTTAAAAATAGGTTTTTTTAATCTTACAGAAAATATAGCTCCTATTATTCAAGGATTTTTTTCTGTTTTTAGTGCGACAGGTCAGTCTGTTCAGGCTATTAACGCACTTATAACAGCGTATAATGCCTTGAATATAAGACTTTTTTTGAATACTATTCGCACCAAAGCCTTAGCGGTTTGGACGGGGATAGGAAGCATTGCCAATAGAGGTTTTGCCAGTTCTTTAAACGCCGTAAGAAATTCTGCATTAGGAGCGACATTAGCTACACGAGGTTTTTCATTGGCTATATTGAATATCCCTGTATTGGGCTGGATAGTAGCAGCTATAATGGCTATAGTAGGTGCTTTTATATTGCTTTGGGAACATTCACGAAAATTTAGAAAGATTTTATTCGGTATTTGGGAAGTGGCAAAGGCCACATTCCATAACATAGGAGTCTATGCTACTCGTCTTTGGGGTATGGTTTTAAAACCTATTGCTACAGCCTATTGGAATTTATACAAATGGATATTTTCCAAAGTTTGGGAAATTGCCAAAATGGCTTGGAAAGGTATCACTTCGGCGATTTCTTGGGCGTGGAATTCGGTGATAAAGCCAGTAGCAGGTTTTATTTTCAATGTTTATAAAAGAGCTTTTGTTACAATTTGGAATGTGGTAAAAATGGTGTTTAATTGGATTGTGAATCTTATTTCTAAGGTTTGGAATTGGATAAAAACTACTTTTTCGGAGTTTGCCTCATGGTTACAGACTACGCTCATCGACCCTATTTATGAAGCATTTAGTAAAGTTTGGGATTGGCTAAATAATTTATTTGGTGGTATTGTGGATAAATTAGGCTCCCTTGCCCAGCCAATCAAAGATTTGTGGAATAGCATTTTCTCCTCAGAAGGGACAATTAATGTGAAAACAGCTTATGAAAAAGGGGAGAAAAAAGGCGGAGAGAGTTTTGATAGAGACCAAAAGGCTAAGCAAGGAAAATCCGATAAGCCACAGGAGGTGAAAGTCGTAGATGACCAATCTCACAAAAATATTTTTGATGTAGGACAAGGACTAAAAGGAAGCACTGGGACTATTGGAGGAGTTGCCGCTGAAAAAACTAAAAAGAAAAAAGGAAGAAAAGGCAGTGGTGATGGAGAATCTGATGGTGGAAATAAAGTCAGAAATCTCACCGTAGGAAAAATGGTAGAAAATCTCAATATCTACACTCAAAAAGGAACTGTTGGCGAGAGTAAAGAGCAGATTTTACAAGCGATTAAAGAAATATTTGGTACTGCGGTATCAGATTTTGCAGGAGCCGATAGACATGCTACTACAGCTTAGATTTATAATATAGGGAAAAAATAAATTGAAATGATTAATATTTTCAAACCTAATACAGAACAATTGGCTCGAGGAGTGGCTCTTAATATGGCTTTTCGTTTTGGAATGAAAACAGCAGAGCCCTTTAAAGTATCCAAATACATTGGGAAAGATAAAAATCCAGAACTTTTGAATTTGGGTGAATTAGAAGGAAAACAATGGCTCACTTCCTTAGCCCTAAAATATGATGGGAAAGAATTTATTTTTAATGAGTGTATAATCACACTCAATATGGAGAAAAATATTGTGACTACCGCTCTGCAGGGTCGTAATGGTACTATTAAAGAATATATCAGTGATGGAGATTATAATATCAGCATTGATGCAGGAATTAGCACTTATACTCTTGATTACAAAGAGGATTTTGATATTACTTATCCAATAGATGCTGTGGCAGAGCTTAAAAAGTTTTTAAGTATTCCAGAAGCTTTGGAGGTTCAGAGTGATTTTTTGGAAATTTTTGGGATAAAATCTGCGGTGGTGAAATCTTTTGGACTTCAACAAGAAACTCATTCCAACAGACAAAGTATTAACATTCAAATGCTTTCAGATGAACCATATGAGATTAAACTAAAAGAAGATTCTTTTTCTAATCAATCAAAAAATTAAGAAAAAACATGCTAAAACTATGTAGTGAAATCACCATAGAGGGCGATAAAACTTGGCTGTTTAATGCCGTTGCAGACTGCAATATTGTGGAAGATGTATCTACACTTACCGATACCTGCGAAATCCAGTTGCCTAAAAAAATAAAGTGGCAAGAAGCAGTTGCTAAAAACGGAAAACCACCCATTAAAAGAGGGGATAAAATTACCATTAAACTCGGTTATGATGGAGATTTGCAAACTCGTTTTACTGGATTTATTCGCTCGGTAGATGCCAAAGTGCCTATTACTATAAAGTGTGAAGATGGCATGTTTGTCCTTAAATCTCATAAGGTAAAACCAAAGGCCTTTAAGAATGCTTCACTTCACGAGATTATGTCTTATTTGTTGGAGGGAACTTCTATTCAATTTCAACTGATGGATAAAAATATTAAAGTTGGAAATTGGCGACTGACCAAGACACACGCTTCGGAAGAACTCCAAGAATTAAAGGAAAAAATGATGCTTTCCTCTTATTTCCGAAGGATTAATGGAGAAAGTATTTTATACATCGGATTAGCATATCCGCTGGATAACCGAAAGAAAGTAAAATTTATGCATGGAAAAAATATTATTGATGAAAATTTTGAGTATAGAGACAAAGAAGATATAAGGGTGCGTTGTGAGGCACAAAGTTTTAATGCCAAAAACAAAAAAGTAACCTATGAATATGGTGATAAAGATGGCGATGTAATCAAAATCAGAATGGATGGACTTACAGAAAACGAACTTAAAAAATACGCTATAGAAGCAGTAGAACGCTATAAACAAAGTGGATTTAAAGGCTCTTTTGAGACTTTTGGACAGCCCGAAGTCAGCAAGTGTGATATGGTAGAGATTCATGCCTCTGATGGCAATAGTGGTGTATATTTAGTTAAAAAATTAGAAATAGAATTTGGGACAAATGGTTACCGCCAAAAGATAGAATTGGGACAACCTTTAACCATCCGTGAGCAATGAAAAATATCATTCAAAAATTAGCCGATACAGGCGATGAAATTTATGCTAAAATCTGTGAAGTTATCTCCGTAGATGCTGAAAATAAAACCGCAGATTTACAGCCCTTGGACGGCTCATCAGAGATTCAAGATGCTTATTTACAAGTGGCTGAAAATGGAGTTTTTATAGAACCAAAAGTAGGCTCTCTGGTCTGTGTGGTGTTCGTAACCAAAGAAATTGCCGTAGTGGCTAATCATTCAGAATTAAAGCAGTTTCAGATAAAAATTGAAGGAGTAGAATTTAGAATTAGTAATGAGGGCTTTCTCCTTAAAAAAGAAAGTGAGACTTTGGCAAAGCTAATGAGCGACCTATTACAAGAAATCCAAAAAATGAAATTCACCACCAATACAGGAAGTACGATAAAGTTAGTGAATCAGCTCGAGTTTAAGGCAATTGAAAAGCGATTTAATCAATTATTAAAAGACAATTAAAATGGCAATGAATGAGAGTGCTTTGGCACAAAATATAAAAAATATCATCTTAAAAATCAGGGAGGAAGAAACAAATCCCAATAAGTCTATGGAGACCTTTTGTAATGAGTTAGCCAAAGGGATTATTTCAGAAGTGAGAAAAATGAGCATTACAGCGACCTGTCCCAATGGCAATATAACCATTATAAAAATAGAATAATGAAAGATATTTTAAGTCGTGATTTTCAGCTTCAAATCAGTAAAAATGGAGATTTTGAAATAGGAACGGCAGAGAATCAATCCGTAGAAATGCTTCTTATCAGCAGTCAAGGTGAATGGAAAGAATATCCAGAAGCAGGCTGTGATATTGTCTCTGCTAAAAATGGAACCATAGACCGATTCCTTGACCGTAGAGTAAGAGTGCAATTAGAAGCGGATAATTTCAAGATAGAAACCCTAAAAATAACAGAAAAAGGATTACAACTCAATGGACAATATAGCACAGTATAAAGTTTATGAAAACCAAAGCTGGCTGGATATTTCCAATGTATTATACGGAAGTCCAGAACACGCATATAGACTTGCCCAAGAAAATCATTCTTCTATCACAGATGATATTAAATCAGGAACAATTATCTTTTATTCCACAGATATACAGAGTAATAAATTAGTGCTTTTAAGTATGAACTCTTATAGAAGCATTCCCGCCACAGGTGTGAGCCACACGGGCGGTTCGTCACTCCAACTGCAGGGAATTGGTTATTGGGTGATACAATCAGAATTTATAATTAATTAAAAAAATATGGAGCATAACGAAAAATACCATCAATTTATTAAAAAATTTGAAACGAAGAGAACCACAGATGACTGCTATACCCCTCCAGCAGTGTATGATGTGGTACTGGATTATGTCAAGGAAAAATGCGATATTGAGGGTTTGAAAGTGGTTAGACCTTTTTACCCCAATGGAGATTATCAGTCTGAAAATTACGAGGGTTGTGTGGTTGTAGATAATCCCCCGTTTTCTATCTTTTCTCAGATTATCCGTTTTTATCTCGAAAGAAATATCAAGTTTTTCCTATTTGCTCCTCATCTGACACTATTTGGCTCTAACCAAGATTATACAGGAACAGTGGTAGGTGTAGAAATTGTTTATGATAATGGAGCCAAGGTAAGTACTTCATTTGTATCTAATATGTTTGGTGATATAAGAATTTTAGGTGATGCCGACTTGCGTCAGCGATTAAAAGAAGTACAGGAGTTGAACAAAGTATGTTTGCCGTCATACAAATATCCTGATAATATTATTACAGTAAATGCTATATCACAGATTGTTTCAAGAGGTATAAGTGTTAAAATAAAAAAGAAAGATGTTATGTTCTGCCGAGCTATGGATGCTCAAAAACAATTAAAAAAGAGCATTTTCGGTAGTGGATTTATCGTAAGTGATAGAGTAGCTGAAATGAAGCGAAGGAAAGAAAAAGAAACCCAAAGGAATGTTATTCACTGGGAGTTGTCTAGTAGGGAAAAAGAAATTATAAAAACATTGGGGTAATGGCACGAACGATAGAACAAATT